TAGGTATTATATTTGCTAGACCAGAAACAGGTAAAACAACTTTCTGTGCTCACTTGTGTGCTTCATATATCAAGAACAAGCACAAGGTTGCGTACTGGGCAAACGAAGAACCCGCCGCTAAGATAAAGCTACGGATTATACAAAGTTATTACAAACTAACAAAGCAAGAGATGGTGAACGATAAGTCTATAATCAACGAAAAGTATGTGCGAGACATCAAACCTTACCTAACAATAGTTGATTCAGTGGGCTCATCTGTTGAGGAGCTCGATCAGTATTGCAAACTGTGTGACCCTGACATTGTGTTCGCTGACCAGCTTGACAAGTTTCGTGTCAACGGAGACTTTGGTCGTGGTGATGAACGTCTCAAAGAGATATACATCAAAGCAAGAGAGATAGCCAAGCGTAACCATTTGTTGTTCTGGGCTGTATCACAAGCGAACTACGAAGCACACAATCGTATGAATATTGATTATTCAATGATGGACAACAGTCGCACTGGCAAGGCGGGTGAGGCTGATGTAATCATCGGCATCGGTAGAACTGGTGATGTTGATGATGACAATTACATGAGATATCTTTGTGTATCCAAAAACAAAATCAACGGATATCACGGTATGATAAACGCAAACATAGATGTACAACGGGGGTTTTATTACTAATGGCTATTACACACGCAAGAGGCGCACTTAGTGAGATGGTTGCCGCAGCGCAACTCATCAAACAAGGATGGCACGTCTTTCACAATCTAAGCAGTAACGGTCTGATAGACTTGGTTGCTGTCAACGCAAAGACTGGGGAAACTCGTTTCCTCGACGTTAAAACAAAATCCTATCGTAAGGATGGTTCTCTCATTCATAGGGTAGCGACTGACGAACAGAGGAAAATAGGGGTAGAAATCTACCTTGTAGATAGAGTAAACATGGAGGAACTAGATGAACATAGTGACACTTGATGTTGAGACAACTACACGGGAGAAACCGAACGGGGCTTGGACTCCTTCACCCTTCTTCAAGAACCTTCTCGTCAGTGTTGGGTACAAGCACATGACTGATGTAGGTGTAGACTACCTGTGCTTTCACCATGAAGAAGGACAAACCACTGCGGGTGGATTTGAACAGGTGCAGTCTGCTCTTGAGTCCTGCGATCTACTTATTGGACACAACATAAAGTTCGATTTGATGTGGCTGAGAGAGTGTGGCTGGACGTATCAGGGTAAGCTATACGATACGATGGTCGGTGAGTACATACTGGCTGGCTCTCGTAGGTGGCCTCTCAGTCTTGCGGCACTCGCTGAAAAGTATGAGGTGGGTAGCAAGAAGAAAGACCTCGTTCAACCTTACCTCGAACAGGGCGTAACGTTTGACAAGATACCGTATCATATTGTAGAAGAGTACGGTAAAGAGGATGTACTCGTGACAGAGCGCATCGCACTGAGACAAGCCGAAGCCTTTGGCACAACACTTGAAAGGATGTATAATGAGCTCTAGTCTACAACCAACACTGCTTATGTCCTGTGAGATGACAGACGTTCTCTGTGATATCGAACGTGCTGGTATCAAGATAGACAGACAAGCATTGATGCAACTCAAGGAAGACTTTGAGAACGAGCAAGAGGAACTCAAACTGAAACTACGCAGCATGGCACAAGCAGCTATGGGTGACACACCTATCAATCTTGACAGCCCTGATGACCGTTCTATTCTGTTCTACTCTCGTAAGGTAAACAACAAGCAGGTGTGGAAGACGTTATTCAATCTTGGCACTGAACAACGGGGAGCCACAAAGAAACAGAAACTACGTACTCGTATGAAACAGAGCGAGTTCAAACACGCTGTCAGCGACAACACCACTGTGATAAGACGCACTATTGGTTCTCAGTGTATGGACTGCGGAGGGACAGGACGGGTGTCCTTCATTCGTAAAGATGGTAGCGAGAGTAAAGCCAAACGAATTTGCCCGTCATGCAACGGAAAAGGAATGACCTATGTCGATACTGGAAAAACTGCGGGCTTCAAAATCAGCCCTAGAGGAGTCGCTGATGTGGCGGCGGGTGGATTTAAAACAGATAAAGATACGCTTGAGCAACGTCTTGACGAGCTATCCGGAGAGGCTAAAGAATTTGTGGAAGCGTATGTGCGATACTCTGCCCTTAGAACTTACCTTTCTAATTTTGTTGATGGGATGTTCAATAATCTTGATCACGATGATTATATTCATCCTGAGTTTATGCAGTGTGTTACTGCAACAGGTAGACTATCTTCTCGAAACCCGAACTTTCAGAACATGCCGAGAGGGTCTACGTTCGTTATCAGAAAAGTCGTCAAGAGCCGTTGGGAGGGTGGTAAAATACTTGAAGGAGATTACGGGCAACTAGAGTTTCGTGTCGCTGGTTATCTGTCTGGTGACGATGCAATATACAATGATGTCAAAGCGGGTACAGATGTTCACAGTTACACCGCAGAGATTATTGGATGTAGCCGACAGGAAGCAAAGGCGCACACCTTCAAACCATTATACGGGGGCGTAACTGGTACTGATTCTCAAAAGCGATACTACAACGCTTTCAAGGACAAGTATGCTGCGGTGACTGAGTGGCAGGACGACATGCAACGACAGGCTGTGGATAAAGGCTACATAACCTTACCGTCTGGTAGACAGTACCACTTCCCCGGAACTAAGTGGACGAAGTGGGGAACTGCAACAAACCGCACAGCCATCTGTAATTATCCTGTACAAGGTTTCGCAACAGGAGACTTACTACCATTAGCTTTGATACAACTACATAATCTGTTGCGCGAGAGCAACACGCAGAGTGTAATATGCAACACAGTTCATGATAGTATAGTCATGGACGTGCATCCGGGCGAGGAACAAACTGCTATTGACTTGATGGCAGAGGCTATGCTGGCTATCAAAGACGAAGCGCATAGGCGGTATGGCATCTACTACGACATGCCAATCGACATAGAATTAAAAATAGGAAATAATTGGCTTGACACCGAGCTAGTTGACCTCTAAAATAGACAGACTAACCATGTCATAGGAGATAAAAAATGACAAATGATTTAGCAACACTTGAAAATATTAACTTAGATAATTTAGATGAGACAGCATTGATGGCTCTTACTGGGCAGGGTAACGCTCCTGCTACAGGGTCAAACAACGGTCTGTCTCGACTTTCAATTAATTACACTGACGAGGATGACGAAGGTAACACTCTTAAAAAGGGTACTTGGAAACTCATGCTCGATGGTCGTTTTGTTTTTGCAGATAAACTAAAACTACGTCCGTTCAGCCGTATGTACACATACAGCCATTGGGATCAAGAGGAGAATGTCTTCATTTCTCAATCAATTCAAACTGCCAGCTTGGGTGACAAGTTCCCCGATTCTATTGGCGGTGAGAAGTGTGGTCGTCTGCCAAAGGATGTTGAGGCAGAACTCAAAGAAACTGACCCACGTTACCTCACATCACGTGAAGTCGTGTGTAACCAAGTAGTATACGGAACAGTTAGCGGTACTGCAAAAGACGCACAAGGTAACGACGTTGAACTAGACAATCAGCCTGTCGTGGCTTACTTCAAAAAGTCTGGTTTCCGTCCAGTGCGTGAGGCATTAGATCTCATCACAAGACAGAGAAAACTGATGCAAAAAGCCGTGTTCGAAATCGGAACGAAAAAAATGAAGACCGGAGCTATCACATTTTGGGTTCCAACCTTTGCTCAAGTCGAGTATCTCGACGAGCTTACAGAGGATGATTTGGGTCTTATTAAGAAGTTCCTTGAGTCTATCAAAGTTTACAATGATGGTATTCTTGAGAAGTTTCGTGATGCTCAAAAAGCAAGTTTGGGTGATATAGATGTTTCGCTAGAAGCGGAGCTACTCGATGCTGACGCTGCCTAAGATACAGGCGGCTCTTGAAAGTGCAGGGCGGGGGACGATCAATCTCCCGCCCGAATTTTCTGAGGAGTTCGTTGAGTCTGTAGCCGCCGCTATTGAAAAACAGTTCAACAGACCGTCTGATAAATCCGGCATACGCATGTCAGGATTGGGTAGACCGTTGTGTCAACAGCAACATGAGATTGCTGGTGATAAAGAAACAATGGACTACACTACATTCATGCGCTTTATATTCGGAGATATGATAGAGTCTTTGGCTGTCCTTGCCATGAGAATGTCAGGGGTAGAGATTGTTGACCTTCAGAAGAAGGTAGAGTTGGAGCTTGACGATGACATTAAAATCAATGGCACGTTGGATATCATCATTGATGACGGGTCGGGACCAAAAGTCTGGGACATTAAATCCGCGTCTGATTACTCTTTTAACCATAAATTCGGTACTTTCGGCGGGTACGAAAAGATTAAAGAGGACGACACCTTTGGATACGTTATGCAGGGGTATCTGTATTCTACTGCTGTTGGTTTGCCTTTTGGTGGTTGGATTGTCATAAACAAAAACAACGGCGAGTGGATTATGTGTCCTGCGCCTGACGATCAGGAACAAGACCGTAAACAGTACATTGCCGATGCGAAAGCTCGTGCTAAGTATCTACTATCGAACAAACCGTTTCGTAAAGAGTTTCAGCCTGAGAAAGAAATGCACAAGGGTGAGCCGACGGGCAACATGCTCATGCCTCGCACCTGTTCATTCTGTGGGCACAAAAGCAAGTGCTGGCCTAAAGCTAAGTTTGCACCGAAAGCAACATCACGGGCTCAGAGCAGACCGGGAACTTGGTATACTAAGTTAGCTAAAGAAAGCGTTGTGTGATGTACGTTATATACTACGATGAATTTAAACCCGGTATGTTGTTTCTAAACCCTAACACGTACTTTGTGTATGTAGAGGCTGCACAGAGAAAAGGCGGTAACGCTGCTGTGATACAGCTACGTAACAGTCAACGAGGTTTGTCTCTCACTATGTTAGAACAGTATCTTCAAGATGACATGCGAGGTCAGTTGCAGAGTGAGACAGATCAACGTGACATGAGAACAGTCGAAGAAGAGTTTCAACGAATTAACTATGTAGTTAGGAGTGGCGGCGTTGTATGGCTACCAAGCAAAGAAATACAAATACAGATTACCTCTTTAGAAAAATCATCCCCCAAGATGGCAGGATACATTATGAAAAGGCTCGAACACCTGACGTTGAACTACTCGCCGCCGAGCATCGAGTTACCATCATGACAGGACGACACAAGTTTAGATCAGACTTTGAACTACGTGTTGCTCGTAAATTAGCTGAAAACGGAAGAGACTTTGAGTACGAGACACAGAAGATATCGTTTCAACCTAAGATAAAAAACTACATACCAGACTTTTGGTTTCCAGAGTACGGGTTCTATGTTGAAGCAAAGGGTAAGTTTGATGCAGCAGATAGAAGTAAACATATTCTGATCAAGAAACAAAACCCCGATGTTGACATACGTTTTGTGTTCCAAAGAGCACGGAACAAGATACGAAAGAATAGTAAAACAACTTACGCTATGTGGTGCGAGAGACATAAGTTCTTGTGGGCAGAGGGTAACATACCAGAGGAATGGTTCAAATGACAGATGACTTTGAAAAAGAAATTGAGTTAGAAAAAAACTTCTTGTTGCCGGATAGATATTATGTTATATTAAAGCCCAATGAAGGTGGCTTTAGTGCAAAGATATTTGACACAACTGGCGGCTTAGTTGATGAGGATGGGCATCCACACCCTGCTGAAGTTGCAGTAGAAGGTATACTCGCTCTTCTTCAAGCAGACATTGATAAAGTATTTTCTAGTGGTGTTATTGCGATACAAGCTCGTGAAGACTATAACGAAACAGTCGAAGATGAGTATCAGAAAGAAGATAACATTATTCGAATTGATTTTGGGGATAAGCAGTGAAGAGAAAAAAAGATGTTGTAAACCATCCGCCACACTACAATCAGGCGGGGGTCGAATGTATTCATGCTATTGAAGCAGCTACAGGGGAGGGATTTGAGTATTACCTACAGGGTAATATTCTAAAGTATTTATGGAGATACCCGTACAAGAATGGTATAGAAGACCTCAAGAAGGCTCAGTGGTATCTAAACAAGTTGATAGAAATAAAGGAGAAGTAAGATGTCGAATCAGCTACCAACAATTTACCAGCAATTTATACACAAGTCCCGTTACGCCCGTTGGTTGCCCGAACATAATAGAAGAGAGACGTGGCAGGAGACTGTGCAACGTTATACCACTTTTATGTACGAACATCTCAAGAGTGAGCACGGTTACTACGTCAATGAAGTATTTGCTGATGAGTTAGAGGAAGCTATTATCAATCTAGACATCATGCCATCTATGAGAGCTTTGATGACTTCGGGTCCTGCATTAGGACGCGACAACGTTGTAGGATACAACTGCTCATATCTTCCTGTCGATAGTCCTCGTGCCTTTGACGAATGTATGTACATATTGATGTGTGGTACAGGCGTGGGTTTTTCTGTTGAAGAAGCACAGGTTTGTAAACTACCTATCGTAAACGAACACTTCGAGGAGTCTCCAACTGTCATTCACGTTGCAGATAGCCGTAGCGGATGGGCGAGATCTTTCCGTGAACTTATCTCTCTGTTGTACGCAGGACAAGTTCCATCGATAGATGTGTCGTCTGTGCGTCCTGCCGGGGTGCGACTAAAGACTATGGGAGGTCGTGCATCCGGACCGGAGCCGCTTCTAGAATTGTTTAACTTCTGTATTGACGTGTTCAAGAGAGCCTCTGGTCGTCGCCTCAAGGCAATCGAGTGCCACGATATCATGTGTAAGATAGGTGAGATTGTCGTAGTAGGAGGCGTACGTCGTTCTGCTCTGATTAGTTTATCTGATTTATCTGACAGAGAAATGTCCCACGCCAAGTCTGGTAACTGGTGGGAAAACGATGGACACAGAGCACTGGCTAACAACTCTGTCTCGTACTCTAAGAAACCCGACATTGGAACGTTTCTAAAAGAGTGGCTGTCTTTGTACGATAGCAAGAGTGGGGAACGTGGTATCTTCAACCGTGAGGCAGCTAAGATGAAGGTTGCTGAGAACGGTAGACGTGATGCCGAACACGAGTTTGGTTGCAACCCGTGCAGTGAGATTATCTTACGCCCGTACCAGTTCTGCAACTTGTCAGAGGTAGTTGTGCGTCCTACAGATACTCTTGAAGACTTGAAACACAAAGTTCGTCTCGCAACTACGCTGGGCACGTTCCAGAGTACGTTAACTAACTTTAAGTATCTGCGTAAGATATGGGAGAAGAACACCAAAGAAGAACGTTTGTTGGGTGTATCTCTGACAGGTATCATGGATCATAACGTGTTGTCGAAGACGACAGACTCTGTACGTTGGCTTACAGAGATGCGTCAGGCTGCAGTCGATCAGAACGCATACATAGCAGAACAGATTGGTATTGAACGTTCTACTGCAATCACTTGTGTCAAACCATCGGGCACTGTATCGCAACTCGTCGATGCTGCCAGCGGTATCCACGCACGACATAACCCATACTATGTTCGAACTGTACGGGGCGACAACAAAGACCCTCTCACACAGTTCCTTATCGAACAGGGTGTTCCAAGCGAACCAGATGTTATGAAACCAGATAACACCACTGTGTTTAGTTTCTTAACTCGTTCACCGCACGGGGCTACCTGTCGTAATGACATGTCAGCTATTGAACAACTTGAACTGTGGAAACTGTACGCCATACACTGGTGTGAGCACAAACCGTCAGTAACTATCAGCGTCAAAGAAGACGAGTGGGTCAAGGTTGGTGCGTGGGTGTACGACAACTTTGATCTGTGTAGTGGCATATCATTCTTGCCTTTTAGTGACCACACGTACAAGCAAGCACCATATCAGGACATTACCAAAGAAGAATATGAAGGTAAGTACCAGAAGGTATCTAACATAAACGAAGACGGTATTGTTGAGTGGTCAGAGCTTAATCTCAAAGCACCAGAGAACATTGACTGGTCTGGTCTTGAGACATTTGAAACAGAGGATACAACGAACGGGAACCGCGAACTTGCTTGTTCTGCAGACTCCTGTGAGGTTGTAGACATAGTAGCAGCGGAGTAGATTATGGATTATTCTTGGTATACATATGGAATGTTTGGTGTTATATTAGTTGTGATGGTTATTGCTTTTTGGGACTCATACTAATGTTTGCTGAAGCTACATCTATACTATGTAAACTTCTGGCTGTTGACGTGACTCATGCCCCGATGGACGGTGTACAAAATGTTCTAGTCCGACGTTGTGAGTACAGATGTGTTGACAATTCTCGTGAACACCATCAAATTTACTATTATGATAGATGTCCTAGATACATCTGGAAGAATACTAAATCACTATACAGGAGAAGCTGATGATTATATCTGTAGACATTACTGAAGAAATGATGGAGCAAGCTGCAAAGAAAGCTGCACAGATGCAGTTTCTGTCCGGCAGCATCACGAATGGGACGAGCAACGTTCTGGGAAGTCTTGGCGA